ACGGCATACGAGATTCCTCTACGTCTCGTGGCTCGGAGATGTGTATAAGAGACAGATACATAAGAGACCTAAGATGGGAGATAATAAACACGGTTACCTCATCAGCCCACACGGGCTTCAATGAGGGAACAACACAACACCTAAACAACTTAGGACAGCTCATCAGAAAATACGAAAGAAGAAAACGCTTACTTAAATTCTGATGATCCACGAGCCAGGTACACACCTAATGCTTATCAACAAGCAGAACTACAAAGCCATCTTAGATGTGCTCATCCAAGTACATATGAGAGGGCAACTATCTCGTGATGAGGTGGAGGTACTAAAACACTTTGTAGACTTTTAGGTTAACATACTAAAGTAGTGCGACATAGTATGGGATTTAAAGAAGGACACGAGAAGATAGGCGGCAGACAGAAGGGCACGCCTAATAAGAGCACCAATAAAATCAGGGAGGCTTTCACACGCCTTGTTGAGCACAACCTTGATAATATGACCGAGTGGTTAGAGAAGGTGGCTAAGAACAACCCTGAGAAGGCTCTGACCATTATCAATCAGATGGCTGAGTATACCACTCCTAAGCTCGCAAGAGTTGAGAACAAGATTGAGACAGACGAACAGATTAACGAAGTCAAGATAGAAATTGTCAAGCGTAGCAATACAGACGAGTGAGATATTCCAGAGGAATTGGGATGCACCTACTAAGATTGTAGTCAACCAAGGGGGGACACGTTCAGGGAAGACCTACTCGCTTTTACAGCTCATAATGGTTAAGGCTTTATCCGAGAGGGGTAAGGTCTTTACTATTGTAAGGAAGTCCCTGCCGTCTCTTAAGATGACGGCTATGAGGGACTTCATAGAGATACTAACCAATGCAGGCCTATACAATGAGAAAGACCACAACAAGTCGGAGCACATCTACAGGATCAACGGAAACATCATTGAGTTTGTCAGTCTTGACCAACCTCAAAAAAAGAGGGGGGCAAGACGTGACTACCTCTTCTGCAATGAGGCAAACGAACTTACTTGGGAAGACTTCTTTCAGTTGCTCGTTCGTACAACAGGGAAGATATACCTTGACTATAACCCCTCTGATGACTTCCACTGGATTTACGACAAGCTCCTTACAAGAGATGACGTTACCTTTATTAAGTCTACTTACATTGATAACCCTTTTCTTGACAATTCTATTATACGAGAGATTGAGCGCCTCAAGGATACAGACGAGGATTATTGGCGCATATACGGATTGGGTGAAAGGGGTCAGAGCAAGGCAACGGTTTTTAGCTTTATGGAAGAGGAAGTACCCGAGCAGGCTAAACTCCTCTCCTATGGTATGGACTTTGGTTTCACTAATGACCCCACTTCTCTCGTGGCGGTATATGTCCTTGACCATAGTCTTTATGCAAAGGAACTTCTTTACGAAACGAACCTCACGAACAGGGACATCTCAGAAAGGCTCAAAGCGTTAGGCATAGACAGGAGAGCTGAGATATACGCTGACTCAGCAGAGCCCAAGAGTATTGAGGAGCTATACAGGATGGGATGGAACGTCAAGCCCACTCGAAAGGGGGCTGACTCCATCAATGCAGGTATAGATGTCCTGAAGAGGTACAAGCTCCACGCTGATGGCAGAAACCTTGTGAAGGAGATGAGGAACTATAAGTGGGTAGAGGATAAGAACGGCAAGCTACTGAACAAACCTATAGACGCATTTAACCACGCCATTGATGCTATGAGATACGCAACATTCAACAAGCTAACAAGACCAAACTATGGCAAGTACGCAGTACGTTAAGATTCAATTCCCAGAGTCGGCAGACGAGCTCACTATTGAGCAGTACCAAAGATACCTCAAGGTAGAGGAGTCAGAGAACAACTTCAAGACCATTAAGGCGATGGAGATATTCTTGGGCCTACCTATCAAGGAGGCGCTTAAGATGAAGACCCAAGACTTCTATGGTGTAGCTAATGAGCTGTTCACTATGTTGGGCCAGGATCATCCACTGCAGCCCGTTGTAAGATATAGGGGTAAGGAGTATGGGTTTGTCCCAAACCTTGAGGAGCTGACCTTTGGTGAATACATAGACTTAGACACCTACCTCAGTGATATGCAAACCTTGCACAAGACTATTGGCATACTCTACCGACCTATCACAAATAGGGTAGGTAGTAAGTATGACATAGAGCCGTACGAACCAAATGAGGGATATAAGGACTTCCCTTTAGGTGCAGCTTTGGGTGCTACGCTTTTTTTTTGGACTTTAAGAAAGGAATTATTGAGCGATACCCCGAGCTCTTTGGAGAGGAGCGAGATACTCAAGACCTCAGCCTTCAATCCAACTTCTCAAGGAAGTGGGGTTGGTACGGAGCTATAGACCACCTTGCAGGAGGTGACATAAACAAATACGACTCTATTACGAACGCACCTTTCCAGAGGGTGTTCCTAAAAATGATATTCGATAAGGAGAAGCACGAGGTAGAAATGACCCTGCTTAAAAAGAAAGGTTAACTGCTTGTGCTACAAATATGGCGCAAAGGGGTTAACCTTTTATGGTATATGATATTCTAACTAAAATCAAAGACCACCTCGAAGCTAACGAGCAGGTCAACACGGTTACCTTTGGTGACATCTTAGATGTAGATTTAAACAAGCAGAGCATCTTCCCGTTGGCTCATATGATGCTTGGCAATGCTGTCGTTTCTCGTCAGTATGTAGCCTTTACTATTAGCGTTATGTGTATGGATGTTGCCGACATCAGTAAGGACAATCCAAGAGATGAGGCAGAACCATTCTACGGGGTAAGCAATGAGCAGGACATTCTTAACACGCAGTTCTATGTGGTTAACGACTTGGTTCAAGCTCTAAAGAAGGGAGACCTATTTACTGACAAGTATCAGTTGGATGGAGACCCCTCTGTTCAGCCGTTTATGGATCGTTACGAGAATGTTCTTGTAGGGTGGTCAATCGATTTGACTATCAATGTGCCTAACACAATAAGCATATGTCAAGATTAGTCTTTAGACGTAATAACGAAGAGGCGGTAATGAAAGCCTTTGCCGAGCGGGTCATCCGAGCGGCAAGGCTTAACCTTGGAGCTACCCGAACCATAAGGTACAATGACGGAACGTTCAAGAGACGCAGGAACGTCAGCACGGGAAGGTTGAAGGACACGATAACCTCTGTAACGGGAATATCCCCACACCCTGCTGTAGACTTCTTCTTTGAGCGCTATGGTGTATTCTTAGATGAGGGTGTTGACGGGGTGAAGTACAGAGCCCCTGGCAACAGCCGCTTTTCATTTAGAAAGCGCCAACCTCCCACACGATTTATTGAGGAGTGGATGCGTCAGCGTAGAATAAAAGTGAGAGACCTTGAGACGGGTCAGTTCATAAAGCAGAGTGCAAAGAATAAGAAAACAGCTGCATTTCTCATTAGTCGCTCTATTAAGCAGCGAGGCATACCGAAGACGGAATGGTTCAGTCAAGCCTTCAGGGAAGAGCTTGATAAATTACCTCCCGAGTTTCTTGAGGCTTTGAGCAAGGATGTAGAAGAATTTTTGAAAGAAGTAAAACCATTCTAATATGGCAATAGTAACACCTGAGAGTTTAGTAGGGGCACGCAGTCCCATATTCATATCAACCTCCTACGGGAGTGCTGCAAGCAACTTGGTAGATGTCACCCTTGAGGTGTACATCTGGAATGGGTCACGCAGCTCACGCCCTGCGTCACCTGAGTACACTTTGTTTCGGGATGTCTTTGCAGGAACTGATGTATCCTTTGATGTAGCCCCTATGGTTCAGGAGTACCTGACCAACACCTATTCAGGGTTTGATGTTACAGACATCAGCTACGTCCCGAATGACAGCGTTGTTTGGGTACAGGTAGACTATGAGGTGAACTACCTCAATAAGGCTACCCCACCGCAAACCATAAACGACACAGGGAGCTCAGAAATCTTTGAGGTGTCTAACGGCTACCACATTTTTATTGAGGCAGCCAACAAGGAGGTGAACAAGGGATTTGCCTCTGTTAACGTGCAGAAGTATATCCAAGACTTAGGCAATGAGGTTGTACCTGTATACCTCGGTAAATGGGGAGAAGGCTATGACATCTATTGGGCCTATAAGGATAGGGTAATTGCTGACGGGGGAACGGTTGAGGGCAGCTCGCTATGTGCTAACATCGGCCTTGAGTATATCGAGATATTAGGTGACGGAGGTTACAACATCGATATGAGAATCACAGAGAGCGAACTCCAAGGCCTACAGGCTGAGGAGCGAGTGATGCTTGTGCCTTGTGGCGTTAGCAACCTAAGCACTTGGGTAGACAGCATTGGTGAGGTGCTTACTTACACCAAATACTACGACATCAACCTCAAAGACAAGGACGGGACTACATTAGATACTCGTAGGTTCTACCCTACCTGTGAGGCAAAGTACACCCCAAGCGTTATTCAGTTTGTGAATAAGAACGGGGTATGGGAGAGCGTGAGCTTCTTCAAGCGTAGCGCTGAGCAGATACAGACCCGAACAAGTGAATACCGAAAGGCACTTGGATCAACGGGGGCATCTGGCTTTAGCTACTCAACTACTGACGAGCAGTACAAGAGGTTCAACACCAACTACCGAACCTCTGTAACCTTGAACACAGGATGGGTAGGTGAAGACTATAACGAGCTTATGACGCAGCTACTCGCTTCAGAGCGTGTGCTGCTTGATGGTGTACCCGTGAATGTATTGACCAACAGCTTAGACCTACAGAAGCACATCACAGAGAAGACCATCAACTATACCATTCAGGTACAACACGCCTACGACAGCATCTATGAATAGAGTTGACTTATATATCAGCGGGCAGCGTGTAGACCTCTTTGAGGAGGAGAGCATTGAGGTAAGCCTCAGCGCTCAGAACATCAAAGACCTGTCCAAGGTGTTTGGTGACTTCTCTAAGAGCTTTACCTTACCTGCCTCGCCTAACAATAATGGTATCTTTAAGCACTACTACAATGTAGACGTGAGTGGGGGCTTTGATGCCAACACACGAGCGTCTGCTTTCATTGAGGTAAACAACAATGTGTTCCGCAGTGGTCTTATTGAGTTGGAGGGTGTGCAGATGAAGAATATGAAGCCCTATGCTTATAAGGTTTCTTTCTATGGGAATATGACCAACCTTAAGGACTTGTTTGGTGATGATACCTTAAACGACCTTGACCTCTCTGCTCAGAACCACACCTATAACGACACCAACATTGAGACGGGCATCAACGCATATGTGAGCGGTACAGGAGATGCTATCATCTACCCAATGATTACTCCCGTCACACGATGGTATTGGGACAGCCAGGGGTCACACGGAGATGGTAACATCCATTTCCATAACGACCCTGCCCACGGGGTGTTCTACTACGACCTCAAGCCTGCTATTAAGCTACAGAAGATTGTAGACGCTATAGAGGCAAAGTATGGGGTAACCTTCAATAGTGACTTCTTTGACAGCGCTGACTTCGGCAAGCTGTTTATGTGGTGTCACCGCAGGGCGGGGTATATGTTCAAGGATCAACCAAACGGCAAAGAGGCGGATGTCATTCAGTTTGCTACAAACACTACAGGAGACTATGACCTCACTACTCAGGAGTACACTATCACAGCAGCTCAAGAGACGGAGCTGCGTATAGTATACTCTACAACATCATCTGACCAATATAGAATACAGGTATACATAAACGATGAGTTGGCGAGCAGCCGTTCCCACGATGGGAACGCTACTGCTACTATTTACTTAGGCACGTTAGATGTAGGTGACAGGGTACAGCTTAGACTTGCCCCTCCTGAGGATTGGGATGGCTCAGTAGTATCAATCGGTACTATGACTGCAGACGTAGAGTATTTTTATTTATCCTCTTGGAACTTGGGAGACAGCGTTAGCAAGATTGGGCAGAGCATCACCACCACGGTTGTAGTCGCTGACCAAATGCCAGAGCAGAAGGTCTTCGACTTCTTAAGCAGCCTTGTTAAGATGTTTAATTTAGTTATAGTGCCAACGTCAAGTACGGCCTATGACATAGAGCCGCTTGACGATTGGTATGCTGAAGGGACTACGAGAGACATTACCGACTATGTAGATGTGTCAGAGATAAACATAGGTAAGCCTAACCTATACAGAAGAATCTCCTACTCTTTCAATGAGACGGAAGCTATACTTGGTGAGCAGTACCGACTACAAAACGACATAGGCTATGGAGACCTACGGGCGGACTTTGACTTTGATGCTGATGACTTTGAGATAGAGGTAGGCTTTGACAATATGCTGTTTGAGCGCTTGAGTGATGTCAACCCTCAACCCTCTCAGAACTTAGGGCTGACTGAGCTCAATATAGGCCAATGTGTAACGAGGGAGGAAGAGCCGTATATAGGCAAGCCTTTCATCTTCTATGCTGCGGGCAACCTCAGGGTGTCTTTGGTGTACCATTGGAGCTACACTGATATGAACAACGCAGCAAACCAAAAGCGGGATATGTGGCTCATAGGTAATGTAAACAACAGCACGGCAGAGAATGTGACACAGACCCTGAACTTTGGTACAGAGGTTGACCCATACTTATTGCAGGGCTTCACACAGAGCCTATATAGAAACTATTGGCAGGACTACATCACTGACTTGTATGATGCAAGCAGAAGGGTCTTTAGCCTGCGGGCTATACTCCCTCTGCAGACGATGCTTGCGCTGAAGGTAAATGACAAGCTCACGATCCAGGAGCGCAACTATATTATTAACTCGGTATCGCTAAACCTCGGAACGGGTGAGGCTAAATTAGAATTGTTGAACGATGTATAGTGCATTAGGTGAAATCTTGGCCGCTCTAAAAGAGACGGACAAGAGGAGTAAAACCATAGACATAGCCAAGGGCAGGTATGAGCTACCCCGCACTTGGTCACAGATTAAAAAACACATTAAGAACAGATGGCGGTAGAGAAGACTTTCAAGGTAGAGGCAGACACCTCTGACATAGAAAAAAAGATAGACAAGTTAGCGGACACTCTTGACAATGTTGCGGAGTCTGCTAAGGAGACGGCTGAAAATGTCGAGGAGGTTACCGATGCTGTTGAGGAAAACACCAAGGCTGCACAGGAAAACGCTGAGGCTAATAAGAGCAACCTTGCAGCGCTTAAGAAGCTAACCAAGGGTGTCACGGGCTTCGGCTTGGCATTGAAAGCCACAGGTGTTAAGTTCCTTATTGATGGGCTTAACTTCTTAAAGGATGCTGCCCTAAACACGCAGCCTGTTATAGATGCCCTTGAGAAGGTTTCTGTAGGGCTATCTATTGCGTTTGATACGGTTTATCAGGCGGTGGCAAATAGCAACGTTAGCTTTGAGAAAACGGGTGCTGTTGTAGGTGGTCTTGTAAGAGGTGCGCTTAATCTATTAGTCATCTCTTTAGAGAGCATTAAGCTCGGGGTGCTTGTAGCACAACGGGCGTGGGAGAACAGCTTCTTCGGAAATAAAGACCCTGATAAGTTAGCTGCCCTAAATGCTGAGATAGAAGAAACAAAGGATAAGATTGCTGAAACGGGCAGTGCTCTGGCAGAGAACGCTAAGAGTGTAGCCAACAATTTTGTAGATGCCGTTGGGGAGATCGCTAATGGTGTAAGCGAGGTTACACAAAATGCTGCCGATGCTATTCAGGGCATTGACATCAAGAAAGTCACTGACCAAGCTGAGAACATTGTAGCCTTACGAAGACAAGCTGAGGAGGCCGACCTTCGCATCAATCAGATTCAGACGGAGTACCTAACGCTTATTGAAGAGGCTGAGAGCGCTCAGAATAAAGAGAACATAAGCCTGAACGAGCGTGAGCGCTTAGCGAGGGCTGCTAATGACTTGCGTGTTGAATCGTTAGAGAAGCAGAAGCAGCAGCTGAAAATTCAGGCGGAGTCTTTACGTCAGCAGTATCAAATCTCAGGCCTTGAGGAAGACCGCATCGCCTATGAGGAAAAGCTGAATGACGTTAAGCAGCTACAAGCGGATATAGACAGCAATAACATACAGCTAAACGAGGAGCTTAGAGACCTTGACTTGGAACGTTACGAGGCGGGTATTGCCGCCCGTGAACGTGGCATTGAGTTAGCAGAGATTGAGAATGAGGCTGCGGTCATCGCTGAAAGAAGTGAGGAGAAAAAGATAGAGATTCAGCGCAAGAACATTGAAGAGATAAAGAACCTGCGCCTTGCTGACTTAGATGAGCAGATGGCTGTCTTGGATAAGGAAAGCGAATTGTATAAGGAGCTTGCCGACCAAAAGAAGGTCATTGAGCAGGAGTACCAAAATGAGGTGCGTGAGCTCGACAATGAAACGTTTGAGTTACGCAAGGAAAAGGAAGAGGAGCTCAGAGACGCTAAGTTTGAGATAGCCTCTTCAGGTCTTGAGGCCTTAAGTGACATTGCTGAAGCCTTCGCAGGCGAGGATGAGGAGCGTGCTAAGAAGGCGTTCAACATACAGAAGCGATTGAGCCAGGGGCAGGCGTTGGTTGCTACCTACCAAGCCATCATTGGAGCACTGAAGGCAGAGGGTGCAGATGGACTGCTCCCGTTCCCTGTGCGTTTGGCAAATGCAGGTATTGCAGGGGTCACAGGTTTAGCTCAGGTGGCAAGCATTCAGCGTACTCAGTATGGTGGGGGTTCAGCTACGATAGACACCCCTACAGCCCCAAGTCAGACCCCTCAGTTTAACATTGTAGGCACAAGTGGGTTTAATCAGTTAGCACAGAGCGTCTCTCAGGAGCGTCCTTTGCGTGCGTATGTAGTAGCAGGAGATGTAACTACACAGCAAGAGTTAGATAGAAATAAAGTAAATACAGCAAGTTTCGGATGATGAACATTATTGAACTAATAATTGACGAGGAGGCCTTCATTACAGGAATCCAAGCTATCAGCGTAGTAGAACAGCCTGCCATTGAGGAGGACTTCATAGCGCTAAAGGAAGAGAAGAGAGTAGAGCTTAAGAGCATTGACGATGAGAAGCGCATCCTGATGGGTGCTGCTCTCATCCCTAATAAGCCTATATACAGACGTGATGGAGATGATGAATACTACATCTACTTCAGCAAGGAGACCGTTAGAAAGGCAAGCGAGCTTTTCTTTATGCACGGCAATCAGAACAAGGCTACCCTTGAGCATCAAATCGACATTGAAGGGTTAACCGCTGTCGAGAGTTGGATCATAGAGGGTGAGCAGGACAAGAGTAAGATGTACGGGATGGACTTACCTATTGGCACTTGGATGGTTTCAATGAAGGTACACAATGACGAGATTTGGAACGATTGGGTGAAGACAGGAAAGGTCAAGGGCTTCTCTATCGAGGGTTACTTTGTAGACAAGGTCAATATGAGTGCCGACCCTATTAAGGAGATTGAGCGTGAAGCTGACGAGGTTTATGCCGAGGAGAAGCTGAGCGCCATTAAGGCTGTCATTAAAAAAGACAAGAGATACAAGGCAGGTAAGAAGACGGAGCTCGAGAGCTATAACGACTATCCCGATGCGGTGCGTAACAACGCCAAGCGAGGGAGGGAGTTGAATGAGAAGCAGAACAACAAGTGCGCCACGGACGTGGGC